TCCGGTTTATTTGAAATTAAAATCCAAAGCATATGAAGATGTAATGGGTGAATATTATGATTGGTATGACAAGAATCCTGAAGAGTCAAAATCTTTAACCGTTCAATTCTCAAAGTTAACAAAAGTAAGACAAATTATTGCTGAAGAAAAAATACAACAAACAATTGAAATTGCCGAGAATATTATCGAGCAAGGAAAAAAAGTTATCATCTTTTGTAATTTTACCGATTCATTAAATAAAATTGTAGAACATTTTGGTAAAACTGCAGTTAAACTTGATGGGTCAATGTCTCAACACGAAAGACAATATAGTGTTGACCAATTCCAAGAAAATGAAAAGATTAAAGTTTTTGTTGGGAACATAAAGGCGGCCGGAACCGGAATTACCTTAACTGCCGGTGAAGCTGCAATATTCAACGATTTATCATTTTTACCTTCAGACCACGCTCAAGCGGAAGACCGAAGCTATCGTTATGGTCAAAAAAATAATGTTTTAGTTTACTATCCTATCTTTGAAAATACAATTGAGGGGATTATCTATGACATTTTAAATAATAAAAAACAAGTGATTGCAACTGTCATGGGAGACAATCAAAACCCTGCCGATGCGGCAGAAGAAATTCTAAAAAGAATTAACCATTTGAGAAAATAATGAAATTCGGATTATTTATATACAATGGATAATCCAAAATTATGAAAAAAACACAAGAGAAAATCCAACAACTTGAGTCACAAATACTTGAATCACAAGTTACAAAAGAAAAAGAGTTGTTGATTACAGAAATGAAAAAAATAGGGATAGAAAAATTACCTTACGCCTATTCAGCCTTGAAGACATTTATTGACGCAGAGACAATGAACTTCCACTACAATAAACATTACAAAGGTTATGTAGACAAATTAAACGCCGCATTATCAAAAAAGAAATATGGTGATTTAGATTTGGAAAAAATAATTAAAACAATCAGCCGTTTCGACAAAACCATTAGAAATAATGCCGGTGGAGCATTTAACCACGCATTGTTTTGGAATATGTTGACACCTGAACCAAAAAAATTGGATGGTGAACTTTATAAAAAGATTACCAAACAATGGGGAACTTTTAGTAATTTCAAAAAAGAATTTGAAAAACAAGCTAAAGAACGATTCGGGTCCGGATGGGTATGGTTGGTTTTAACATCCAAAAATACTTTAAAGATTATGTCTACTCCAAATCAAGACAATCCATTAATGAATGTAATTGAAGGTGGTGGATTCCCATTACTAGGTTTAGACTTATGGGAACACGCATACTACCTAAAGTATAAAAATAAAAGAGATGAATACATCACAAACTTTTGGAAAGTTGTTAATTGGGATTTCGTTAGTAAGATGTATGAAATGAAAATTGAAACTAAATTGGCGGAATCAACTAAAATGAAACAAGTTTTAAGTGAGGGAAAGTCCGAAATGTGTTCTCAATCCGATAATGAGTTTTACAGAATGTTATTCAATGTAAATTCGGATGTTAAGTGGACTTACATGAATGGTATTAATAAAATCATGAAAGAAGTGTTTTCCGAAAACTATATTACAAAACTTGAAAATAACCAATTACCTGGCGTTTATAATCTTGAAGGTCCGGGTAGGTCAGTAATTAATAAATTGAATACGAATTATACCGCATTTTGTATTTTATTAAAAGATTTGAATCAAGTGATTGCAACAATACCGGGCAAAAAACCTATTAATTTCATGGATAAAACTCCTTCGGAACAAAGGAAAGAAGTTGAGAGATTTGTTAAAGCAATTGACTATTTCAAATATAGAATCTTTGATACAGATAGTACGACTCTTCATAATTTATTGAGAACTTTAACTGAAAAAGATAAGGCAGGTTCTAAAAGAGAAGAAATAACTGCGTCAATACTTAAAAGATTTTTCGGTAAACAAGCCAAAATTCAGGTGGTTGGTGAGTTGGGTAGTAAAAAAGATGCAATACAAGGAATTGATTTAGAGTTAACCAAGGATGGTCAAAAATATACCGCACAGATTAAACCATTTAGAAACATGGTGGAATCTGAAGATGGGATTACTTTAGAAGGAACCGCCAGCGTTAAGATTTATAATACAGATTTAATGATTTTCCAAAAAGGCAAAAACGTTTTAGTTTTTAACAAAAAACCAAAAATTGTTAAAGGTAATTTTGTTTTTCCTGTTGATTCACTAATGTATAATATACAATAATAAACTTTTTGATATTTATTAGATATGTCAGTAATTCCAGAACCAGAAAGGTCAAAAATTTATACAAGAGTTAAACACTTATTGGGAGCGCCAATTAGAAGTGTTGAAATTGAAGATGAAATGATGGATTCATTAATGGAACTATCTATTCAAGATTATGAACAATATATCTTAAATTGGTTAATCGATAGTCAATGGGTTAACTTGGTTAATTTGAATATGACTGAAAAGTCTGTAGCAAACGCATTGATTACTCGAACAATGGATTTTGAACAACAATTTTCATATTCTTATTCTAAAATCGTAGGTCTTCAGGCTCAAGGTCCTTGGGTTTTAAAGAAAGACTATATTATACTTGAAGAAGATAAACAAAATTACGAAATACCTGCGGGTCGTGAAATCAATGAAGTGTTATGGTTTAGTAATCAACCATGGACTGCGTTTGGTATGGGTGGTATTGGTGGATTTGGTGGTGTTGGTTTAGGTGCGAATGAGGCAGGGTTTGCTCAAATGGGATATCAAGGCTCATATTTTATGATGTCCGGATTTGACTATTTGATAAGAATGCAAGAAGCAAATATATTAAATAGAATACTTGGGGGTTCCCTTACTTATAGAATTACTGCGTTACCTGACGGAAAGAAAAATTTACAACTTTATAACGCTCCGGGTAATAACTTTAATTGGAGTCAGTATAGTAACTATGTGGGTAAAGCGGTATGGTATTGGTATTATGATACTACACCTGATAGTAGAGCAGATTGTTTAAAGAACAATCCTGACGTTATTAAATTACCGACAGATGTTCCACTTGAGGAGTTAACTTGGTCTGATTTAAATGTTCCTGCAAAACAATGGGTTAGAAGATGGTTCACCGCATACGTTAAAGAAACATTGGGTAGAGTTAGAGGAAAATATAGTGGTAATTTAAAAACGCCTGATTCCGAAATCACGATGGATTATACAAGTTTATTAACTGAGGGTAAAGATGAGAAAACAAAATTATTGGAAGAACTTACTGGCCCTGAAGGTTTTTTAACAAGGTTAAGACCTGAAAAAGTTATGGAAAAAGAAGCGTTAATTGCCGAGAACTTAAACAAACAAATGAAATTCAGAGCAATGCCTCGTCAAATATATGTAATTTAATTTTATGGCGATATTAAGAACAATACCTTCTAAAAGATTTATTAACGGAGAAATCATTGAAACCTCTGAGGTTGCGGTAATATCCGAGAGTGAATATAAAACAAATGGAGAAGGGTGTATAGTGGTTAGAAGTATTGCGAAATCGGTAGTAATATTGGACTCAACAACTACAGACCACATCGTAGTTAAATCAATGACCGATGTCACAATAAAACCCGATGTGGGTAAAATAGATGAAGAGTTTGATGAAGTACTTGCAGACAAATATGCCTGTATTGAATTTAGATTTTGTGCGGGTAACTGGTATATCCTCAGTTCGGACGGTTTAAAGAGTTCCTAATAATTTTTCTTTCCAACCCTCTTCCGCTAATTCATACATGTAATACGGGTCCAAACCTCTTTTTCCCCAATACAACATTTCTGCATCAGTAATTTTCAAAACATCCTCCTCCAATCTATCTTGGTCTGAATCCTCAAATGGTTCTCCATTAATTAGTTCACATTGAGCGGTTGTAAATATCCCTCTATTCTCCGGGTCATTAACAATCAACCCATTTCTAACATCTTCTTTGAAACAAACTAGTAATGGTTCAATTCTTTTATTGAATGTTGTTATTGCTCTTGGAACATTGTAATCACCTGTTAAGTCAGGATTATTATCTAATATGTCTTTATCCAACATATAACAATTTATTTGAACTCCGTCACCTTTCTTTTGAACATCTCCGTGTGATGCTTTAATACCATTATTAACATACATTATAACATCACCCAAACTCACCTTTAAATTCGACGCCATTGCCAATTCCATATGTGCCATTCGACTCATACTATTGCCCGCCTTAGTCTTCTCTGTTAATCGTTTTTTATAATCTTCGATAGTTAATTTCACCTTTGCTCTTTGAGCGATTTTACTTAAAGGAATTTGTTTGTCATAAATCTTTTGTAGATATTCATAATAATATTCAACAAATGACTTACCATCACCCTCCAATAACATCTTAATACCCTTATCCAAAAACGCCTCAATATACAATGGTAATTTTTTAGACTTGATACTATTACCCGTCAGTTTGATTTTACCTTTTGCATCCATAACCGCGTAGTTTTTACGAGCCAAGTTAATACAAGACGGCCAAACACCATCCGTATCTAACGCCATTTCACCTCTCATGAAAATATCATTATACTCCGCAACATCCGCTTCGGGTCCATAATATTCTTTACCTAACTTAACTTTCCAATTTAATCCACGACCAACATAAACTCTGT